CGTGCGCCGCGTCTGCCGTTGCATCGAGCGCAACTAGGTACCAGGTTGTCTAGGTCGTCGGTGCCTCCGCGGTCGTGCTCAATTAGGTGGTCGGCTTGTGTGCCTGGTGCTTTCTTGCACCAGTGGCAGGCGGGTTTGTCGCGTAGTAGTTGTGCTCTGTTTTTTTTGTAGGTGGGGTTGTCTAGGCGTCGTGGCATTGGGGTGCTACCGCTGCCGCGCTTTGCTTGGCCTGACGCCTTCGCTGCGCTCAGTTGTCTGCAGGTAGGTGTGTTTGGGGTTGCTGCCGGCTGTGTGTCGCATGTTGTGTTTCTTTTGTGTGTGTGTTGTCAGTGTAGGTCAAGTGCAGGATTGCCCCCGGTACCCACAACCGTCTGACTGTCGCTCAGATCGCACTAGCCCTAGCCCACGTGTTTGTGTGCAGGGTCTTTGCACGCCTGTCTGACGGGCTAACTAGCGCCGATTAAGCGTCGAGGATTTGCACCTACACCCACTAGACACGTGTGGGTCGTGACCGTGTGACGGTCTTACTTTTTGTCAGGAAGTGCAATGATTGCGTCAATTACTTTTGATGCCTCACCCTTTGTCAAGTCACGGCTGCTAGTTATGTCGCGGCCAATTGTGTCCGCACAGAATACACGCAAATCCTCAGCCACTGTCAAGCCTTTAGCTTTTGCCCTAGCGCTAAGCATTTTGAGCTGCGGCACGGTAGCTGCACTGCCGGCTGACGCAGCTTTGCGTTCGTTACTTGTGCGCTCAACAATGGCTTGCACTTGCTGTTCATGTGTAGGTTCATCAGCCCATGGGTCTATAGCAGGTGTGTCAAACTTTGGTGCCTGTTTTGGTGGGCCTGCTCGATGCAACACTTCGTTGGCGCTTGCCTGTTTAGCAAATGCGCCAGGCAACATGATGGCAACCAACCGACCTAGCGCTGATGTTGCTGCGTTCATCTGTTCGCTGTCACGTGTGTACGGTGTCGTGCCAGGGAATGGTTCCCAGCAAAATGCCACCGCAGGCAACTTGTCGTCGGGGTCACGCCACGCGCACACTTTTACTTCAATGTACGTTTTGCCTGCAATCTCTTTGACTACTGGCTGGTACTCAATGATGCGCACTTCAGGGTATTTGTCAACCAACATTTTTAGCCTGGCTGGTACGTCAACGTAATCTTTTAGATCCCAACTCATGTGCTGCCTGCCTTTGTGTGTGTGAGTGTTGCAATGGGGTGTAGTGCTGATTGCGGTGTCATGTATGCCGGGTATGGAATGTCAATACGCCAGTGATTCCAGATGTTGCATTGCTCAAGCGGCAGCCAACCTTGTAGTGATGCGGTGACACGCATTGGGCCTGTAATTGCCAATGTGACTAGCACGTAGGGGGCGTGTGTGTCGTCGGGGTGTGTAATCAGGTGGCCGTTGCCGTAGTCGGTGGCACGTACCTGGATGCCGTGTACGTCATCGTCTTTGCTGGTCGGTGTGTAATTGCATTCCCAACTAAACGGCAAATCAAGGTATGTGGCAACAGCTAGTTCGCCCATGACGCCCAGGCGGTTAATGCGTTGCAGTTTTTGTGCTGTCAATGTGCCGTTGTATGGCCGATGCTGCCGGCCGTACTTGCGAATGCGTTCATCGGCTAGTGCTTGGCATGCTCGAATGTCTTGCGCGTCTAGGTCTATGCGCACAGCGTCAGCGCGCACGTGCAGCCGCCTCTAATTGTTGCACTTCGCTTTTGACTTCAATGATGACTGTGGTTTGCCAACAGATGTGTGCAATGGCTCGCACAAGTAGCCGTGCATTTCTGTGGTTTGGTTCGTTGTCCAACCACAACGTCAAATCTGCAATCAGTTGCTCTTGATCTGTCCACGCTGCCCGCGCCATGTTTTACCTACTTGTGATGAGTGTGATTGCAAACAGTAACGCAACGGTCAGACACAGTTGTGCATACCGTCTCATCTGAGTGCGTGCCAATGGTGCCAACCAGGTGTTGAGCCTGTCCAGCCTTCCCAAATGGCCAATGCGACCAGCAGGTTTGTTTCTGGGTTCCATAGGTCGCCGCAAATGCCCAGGTCGTAATGTTGCATCCAGCCGATTGGCCAGTTGTCGTTAGGTACGCACCAGGTTGGCATGTTGATTTGCATAAGGCCGATGCTGTCGCCGTTGTCGCCTACTGCGTAGGGGTCGCATCCTGACTCAAGCCGCATTGCTAGCTCGAGCGTGTCTAGGGCAGCTGCCGGCCAGCCGATGCCGTAGGCCATGCCAATAAACGACTCACAGTCGCCTGCCTTAATAAGGGGGGTACTACTAGGCAGGGGGGTGGGTTTTGGCGCATCCTGGGGCATTGTGACGCTTGTGGCAGGGGCGTAAATAGGGGTTTGTGGCTGTTTTGCAGGGTTTGGCACGTTGACGACGAATAGGCCGTACAGCCCGATAAGTGACGCCCAGACAAGTTTGCTTACTACGGTCATGCGCTGTCGCCTGTGGTGCGATCAATTTGATGGTCGTGGTCTAGCCGGATGGGTGCGCCCCACGTCTGCCATTTGTATTTACGGAATGCGATTTGCGACATCATGCTTTTGTCCTCGCCTTGTCGTCTGAAGGATTGCACCATGACCTGTTGTCCGTCAGGCATCACGCCTGTGAACACTTCGTACAGAATGATGACTGCCTGCGTAGTAGGGGTGGGTTCAGACATAGCTGCCTCGCTGTCTTTAGGTTGCTGACAACCTTAGTGACGGTCTGTCAGGTAGTGGGGAATGCCTTAGCAAAGGCTTGCTGCACAAGGCTTTCGTTCTCTGCCATGGTGCGCGAGATTTCTATGTGCAGCCAGTCGCCGCCTGGTGCGCCTGTCACGGTTGGTGTGTCGTATTTGCGCCACGCCTCATGTGCATGTGGTTTTGGCATTGCAGTGCCTACTCGATCACAACGCCAACCGCGGCCGTGTGGGTTAGGCCAGTAGTCAATAATCATTTGTATGCCTAACAAATCCCAATTGTCTAAGGCTTGTTGCAAAAATGTGATTGCTTTGGTGCGGCCGTTGGTGACGCCTTTGCCGTTTGATTCCATAAACCTAAATGACAAATCCATTGCAACGCCTCGAGCATGGTTGCTAATTTGCCCTGGCTTGCCGCGTATGTCGCGTTGCACAAATGTGCCGTTATTCCACAATGCGCCCTGGCTATGTACGCCTGCAAGTTTGGCCCATAGTTCAGTACCAGGCAGTTTGTGGTTTACTATGCCGTATGTGCCGACAATGTAAGGCTTAGGTTGTGACGTCACTATTTAGGTTTGTCTTTCATGCCGTTGCTGGCAACTATGCCTGCCAATGTGCCAGACAAAAACGTGACAATCGTTGCCATAAGGCTTATGAACTCTTTGTCATTGGGTGCTTGTTCCATTGGTTGCGACACGAATAGCAGGCCGTACACAAAACCAATTACGACTACGGCAAACACAACGCCTAGTAGTACGCCTACGGTTGCAACCATGCGTGCGTGTAGTTGTTCAGCTGTGTAGCGCTCTTTCATGTCAGCACCGATCTACGGGTGTGCAATACGTTGGGCGTGTTGCAGGTTTGCTGTTGTTGCTGCGTGTTGTTTCGCAGGCCGTCAAGGTAAGTAGCGCCACGATTGCTACCCATTTCATTAGTCAACGGGTTCGGGTGGTGGTGGCACGATTACTACACCGTTTACAACTGACCAGCCGATTGCGGCAGGGTTTTCTGGCGTGTATTCGATTAGGTGCGCTGGGTCGGTGTTTACCCAGTCGGGTGCGACTACTTCGCAGTTGACTACTACGCCGTTGGTTACGTTTGGTTCAACGATTGCGACGGTGCGTTCACTCATACTTGGTACTCAATCCATACGTAGCCGCTGCCGCCTGCTGCACCGTTTGTACCTGCTGTGCCGCCTGCGCCAACGGTCACGGTGATACCTACGGCGGGTGTGACTGCGCCACCTGCGACAATGTACGCCCCATCACTTGCCATCATTCCGGTTGAGGTGTTGCTAGTCCTAGTAGACATAACAGCACCTTTACCGCTATTCACCGCACCTGCTACGGCAGTACTTTGATCTACCACGTTAAACGCAATGTTGAACGCACCAGCACCAGTTGCTGTGACTGTTCCGCCTGCAAACGCTACTGAACTATTGCCACCTGCGCCTGATGACGCGCTGCCAATTCCGCCGCCACCTGCACTGATGTGCGCAATTGCATACGTAACACCCGCCGGGGGCGTAAAAGTACCTGACGCGGTAAATCGTTCTACGTTTGTCACGCTGCCAAGGTTAGCCCAAGCGGCACCGTCGTAGTACTGCACCTTGTTCGTAGATTCCAAATAACACAACTGGCCCTCAGCCAATGTCTTTTCACCAGCACCACCAAAAGCCGCATCACGTTCAGTAGTACCAGCAAAAACTGGCACACCCGTACGGGCGCTTTGATTTTGCTGATCTGCGGTTAATACCTGCGACGCAACAAACGTCGGTACTGTGGTCTGTGCATTGGCGCCCATGTCTTTAGCCTAGAACATTCTGTGCATCTATTACACCATAGATTGCGTCATTAAGAATCAGCTCATACACAATGGTGGTTGGTGCCGTGTAGTAAGTGATTGTGTGGCCTTGATTGAAGTTGATTTTGCCCATAATGCCCTCAATGCTGTATTCGGCTGCTACTGGGCTGCCTAGCCCTGGTATTTGTTTTTCTATGCTGATGGTGTCGCCTATGTCGGCTGCGGCTGCGGCTGTGCGTTGTGCG